CCTATAGATCGGAGTATTATAATGTAAAAAAAGGGATTTGAAAATCCCTATTGTAGATAAAGTTCGACAATTTCTTCGTTATCTAAGAAATGAAATTCTGATAGATATTCGCGAATGTTTTCGGTAGATCCGGAAAGGGTCATACAGGGATTACCACCAGCGGGTCCAATGGCGATGAATGATTCAATTTTCAGATTGTATTTTTCTAGGGCCTCAAGGTAATCACCAAGTGGACAATCATGTGCAATATCGATTTCGAATGTTTTTGTCATAGATATCTCCTTTGTAGACGATACCTTTATATCGTAAAAAAAGGGAGTTGTAAACCCCCTTTTTTCATTTTATCCGAATTATTTTTTCTCTGAAACAAAGCTGTACATTTCTTTAGCTTTATCCATTAGATCTTCCATAGAATAAGGTTGGCAAGCTTTGTGAAATTCTTCGACCGTTGCTTTATTTGCTTCGAACTGCTGTCTCCAAAAGTCCATATTAATTTGGTACTGTTGATCCATGTAGTCTTTTGCAAGTTTGAGCATGTCTGCTCTGATTTCGAAGGGATTTTTGTTTGACATATTAGTCTCCTGTGTGTTGTGTATAGGGCAGATTACTCTGCCCATAATTATTTGTTTTGTAAGTTCTTCAATTCCATCATAACATTCTTAGCTTGCTCATGGTATCCCATTCTAGTAAGCTCTGATGCTGCACGAGAGTGACCAACTACTAATGTGAAGCGCTGAACTGATTTCCACGCTGCTGACAGCATAGATACCAGCTCTTGTCTAAGTGACCACCAAATGTGGGTTACTTGTGCCACCATTATACCCACCCTCTCAGGTTTTGATTCTGATAAGCGATATATCTAATATCACCTCTATGGATTCCAATATCGTTTAAATCTTTATCGGACAAAGCCATCAATTCGTTGTATGTTTGGCGCTGTAGTTTGTTTAGTTCACGTGCTTGTTTTAATGATTTAAAGAACTCAATGAACAGTTCAACTGTTCTCGTTAAGTAGCTGTGGGCTACCAGTACTGCTTGTGTCATGTTCGACCTCGTTAAATTTTCCAATTGTAATTTTACGAGGACGCATTTCTTCAGGGATGACGTACTTCAGTTCGATTGCAAGTATTCCATCCTGAATATCTGCTCCGTGCACTTTTACATGCTCAGACAGCCGGAACGTGCGTTTAAACTTCTTAGTAGAAATACCACGATGAATAAAATCACGACCCTTTGATACGTGCTCACCAGTTACTGTCAAAGTGCGATCCTTGACTTCAACAGAAAGCTCATCCCTTGAGAATCCAGCCACAGCCATTTCGATCAAATAGTCTTGATCGGATGTCTTGATAATATTGTGGGGTGGATAATGGTCCTGAGCGTGTTTAGCAGTAAATTCTAACTCGTTAAACAGATGGTCAAAACCAACAAATGATGAACGTGGGAATAGTGTTTGTAAGCCTGTCATTTTTTTTCTCCTTTTGATCAAGCAAGAATATTTCGAGCCGGTTATCCGCACTCGATATTATTTATAGTAACATACTTATGAATTTTTGTAAACCCTGCTATTACTTATTTCCGATGTTATACTTAGGGCATAATTCCCATTGATCCTTTTCTTTGTATGGTAGGATCTTAATCAATCTCAATGGCGCACAATCTAAATTCGAAGTACCTTGAATCTCTACTAATCCCCAATCGCTCATAAGTGTGGCAATAGTATTTCTACGCTGAATATCTGATAGCTCTAGGTTGGCTTTCTTACCATCCAGCATAAACAGCTCTTTAAAATGTACTATAAAATAGCGGCCTTGCTTATGTAGGATGTGGCATGATTGGTATAGCTTCTTTTCCTTACGGGATGCCACGCCAATCCGTGTTAATGTTTCTCGTACTTTTAGAAAGTCATCTGGTTCGTTTAAGGTTACTTCCAACATATCCGTCGGAGCCCATTGAATAAAATTATCTTGTTCCACCTTTATTCACCTTCTGTTTTATTATAGTTATTTGTTCAGGTGATAAGAGGGGGAGGGCTTGTTTGGCTTTTTCATTACTATATCCATAATATTCTTTAACCACCTCAATATCACTCTCAGTTTCTGGTTTATTCCATTTCGAAAATCGTTTACGCTTTCTAATGGTATTTATGAGAAAATGATATTGAAGTTTTTTATCTAGGTGGTGGTACTGGTTCACGACATTAGTAAGAACAACAGTATCCCTGAAATAAGAAAGGCTGCGATTAATAAGAAAACTGTTATACCCGTTTTCAGCAACGTCGTCCTCCATTATATCTTGTTTGGTTACATTAATGCTATTTAAATAATTAAAAGGGTTCATTAAAAGTTTTCTATTCCACTATCTTGCCAATTCCATGCTTCGGATCTGGCAGCGTTTACTATATTATATAATTCATTTGGCGTATAGTCACGAGTGTCCGGTTTTTTGTTTAAATGTACTTCACCTAGGTACAGTTGTGGAACAGTCCTGTGTCCTTCATTCCGAATAAATTCTAATGCTGTTTTGCTTGATTTAATATCAGTTACTTTATACTTTACACCTGCTTCATCTAACATGGATTTCATTAAGTCACAAAATGGACATAACGGTTGGGTATAAAGTGTTACTAGCATGTTGTTCCTCTAAGTTAAAACGTTTAAAAGAAATCCATGCAAAACCTTAAACAATGCAGCATCATCATATGCTAATAACCATAATATTACTAGACCAATTGCTAATCTCATTTGTAGTTCACCTGTGCCATAATTTCAGTTAAGCATGCAACTGTATTTAGCTCTTTATCAGCTACAAAAGCGTCTTTATATTGATAATCTGCTAAAATTAATATCAGTTGAGGAATGCTTTTACTTTCTACCAACTCATAAGAAGTGTCATAAAGGTTACGAAATATTACAGACGTGTCAACATCCATATTATTCGTAACCCATTTCCGCATACCTTTAAAGTCTTTAGTCTTTAATAGTTTGGCTAGATCGATAAAGTTATCAGCGCCACTATTTGACCCAACAGAGCCAATGTTAGAATTGGCAATAGATAATCGTTGTGCTTCATTTAATACTCGCCTCCAATCTGGTGCATGTTTCATGATAAGATCAGCGGCTACTTTCTGATCGTATGATGTACCTTCCTGTTCAAGTATACTTATGAATTTTTTGTAGAATTTCGCTGCTAAATCTGCTAGAATCTTTTTGGACGTGTTGAATTCATATACACCGCAGCGAGAGTGTAATGGCCCAATAATACGATTCTTAAAGTTACACGTTAGAATAAACCGACAATTGTCGGAAAACTCTTCGATAAACCCACGCAGGGCTGGCTGCGTAGATTGCGGATTAAGGTAGTCAGCCTCATCAAGAATAACTACCTTATACCCACCTTGTAAAGATACAGTGCTGGCAAACTGTTTAATCTTACCACGCAATGTATCGATGTTACCCTCTTCCGACCCATTAATCAGAATGTAGTCCAACCCCAATTCATTACACATGGCCTTGGCAATTGTAGTTTTACCAAGACCGGGAGTACCAGAGAAAATCATATTCTGAAGTTCTCCGGTATCGACCATTTTTTGGAATGTGCTTTTTAGGTCTTCTGGAAGGATTGTTTCGGATATTGTTTTCGGTCTGTACTTTTCACACCAAAGAAAATCTTTGCTCATAATAATATAATATCCTAATTTATTCTTGTGTTGCTGCTAAATCCTGTTGAAAAGTTTCACACATTTGAATAAGCTGCACACATTGATCACGAAGTTGGCCAAGCGTGGAAAGCTCCTCGCCTTTTACTGCGCCACGCTGAACCATAGTATCAACCACAGCAACTGATGAACGACACACACGGTTTGCTAAGTCATATACTGGTGCGTGCGATTCTAGATCCAGTTGTTTATCATCACTCATTTTATTCTCCATATTTTGATGACTTTTCCAAAGCTACCCAGTATTTTAGATTTCCATCTTTACTGGTAAACTCAGAGATAAGTTGTTTTGAAATTTTAACCTGATAATCACCATTGATCATCTTCAGGTTGCTGATATTTATAATGAATTTAAAATTCTCCTTATAATTTCCATCGACTAATATAGAATAACTATTAGAAGTTGGGTTTTCAAGATCTACAACGGAGATCTTAATAACATCACCATCGGGTTCAATAATCATATGATTGTGACCAAATGCTGAAGCTGATTGCTTCAAAGCAGAAAGTGTTTGTTGCGGTAAATCGAACCAAACGTCTTCACTTGGTAACACAATAGATTTTTGAGGGGTTGTCAGCATTTCTGGATCAGAATAATAATATGTAACCATTGCCCGACCAGCATTACCACCAATGTTCATAAACTTTTCTTTAAACATTACATTAGGTGTATCTACTAAGTTAATGACCCGCAAGAACTCTGACAGGTCGTAGATACCGACTTGTGTATCAAATTGTTCAGGTACTACCGCTTCTGCCAAAACGTTTCTGGCCTCAGACATGGTAGTGATCTTATTCCCAGGCTTAATAACAATGTTACCATTGATCTGGGAAAAGTTTGATAGTACCTTAATTGTTTCAGCACTTATTTCCATTATTTAATCCTACTAAAGTTTTTCTCTTTTGTAAACTCCAAACGGTTGGCAAATTTACCGTCCAGCATTTCACCCTTGTGGCTGATGATGAATACGTTTGTATCATCATCCAGCGTGTGTACGATCTTCATTAGATTGTCTATGCCCTCATAGTCCAATGACGAATCAAACGTTTCATCCAGTATCAACAGGTTAGTCGATACCGAGTTTTTCATCTTAGCTATCTGTCTCCAAGTAAATAAAAGGGATAGGTCGATCCTCTGCTTTTCACCCTCAGAGAAAGAATCGTATGAGAATGAATCACGGTGGCGCGACCTAATAGTCTCGGAGAATGATTCATCTAAGTTAAAATGAATAAAGAAATCTAGTATTTGTAAGTAGCGATTTATGAGCTGGTTAATCACAGGTAAGTACTGCTTAATGATTTTTGTCTTAATACCAGTGTCCTTTAACATTTCTAATATAACTGTATTATACGACAAAGTTTCGTTGATGTACATCCTATTTTCAAATAAATCCGATTTTTCTTGCTTTAAATTATCTAGGTCTGCACTGGCTTTGGCTACATCACCATCATTGCCGCGTATCTTTGATATGGCATCGCCGAGAACTTTAATCTGTCCTTGCAACCGTACGATCTCTCGATTATTGCCAGATATAAGTGCGGTTTTGGTTCGGATATCATTTGAGGCATTGTTGAGCCGTTCAAGAGCTGATTCCACAGTAGCCGACTGCTCAGCGACATCGTCCAAAGCTTTCTGTATCTCGGATGCTTTAGTTTTGGCGGAGGAGAGTTTCTCCGATCGTAAATCCTCGTTAATATCTTGGGAACATGTGGGGCACGTATCATTTTCCTCGTAAAACTTCGAGTCACGGACGAGTGCCTTGATTTTCTGATTAAACTCTGCTCCATAGTGGAGGAGTGTCTGCTTCTTATCGTTGTTCTTTTTGAGACCTTCTTCAAGCCCCTCGGAGAGCTTTTCGATTTCATCCGATGTAGTGGCATTCTCTTGCTGTAGGTTTGTAATTGAGTCCTCGGCAAGGAAGATTTCGTTTTCTTTTTCTTCAATCTGGTCATCGCTTAATGCTTGCACCTCCTTGATATACTTGGACTGCAGCTCTATCTTTTCCTTCTTCAGTTCCAAGTCATAGTCTAATTGACGAAGTTCCTCTTTTATTAATGAATTCTTTTCCTTTAGGATCTGATTCATTTTAGAGAATATATTAATGTCCAGAAGATCCTCGATAACATCCCGCCGGTGTTGTGCAGGGAGCTGCATGAAAGGAACAAAGGAGGATGATCCGAGCACAACAATCTGGTGAAAGCTTTTGTGGTTTAGCTTTAGGATGTTTTGTTCGAGGATCCTCTGGTACTCTTTAGCATGTGACGACTGATTCAGAAGCTGGTCATCTTTCCATATTTCGAACTTCTGTGGCTTAATACCACGAACGATCTTATAGGAAGATCCGGCAACATCGAACTTTACTTCGACCATGCAATCTTTATTATTAATGGTATTAACAAGCTGGGGCTTATTAATGTTTCTATGAGGCTTACCGAACAGTGCGAACGCTAATGCATCCAGCATAGTTGATTTACCTGATCCGTTATGTCCTACTACAAGAGTGGTCTTAAACTTATCGAAATCAATTTCAGTCCAGTTATTACCCGTAGACAAAAAGTTACGGAAGCGAATGTTTCTAAATATAATCATGCAATTTCTAGCGACTGCGCCTCAATCATTAGGTTATTCATATCTTTCTTAATACGATCCTTATCCAATTCAGTCTCAACAGTGTCGACGTAGCTGTTCATAAGTGATGACGTATCCTCTAAAGATATGTTTTCATCCTCAATATTTTCACCAATAAATTCGCTGAACTTTTCTTGGATCTTTAGTTCATGAATCTTTACACTCTGTATTCTATCAACAAATCGGTCAAATGTAAACTGATTTTCTTTATTTTCTACAACTATTTTTACGAACTTACCCTCAAGCTGCTTTACATCATAATCTAGGTAATCATAATTAGAGTCGTCATAGCGGATGCGATGGAACAGAGTATGAGGATTGCGGACAGGAGTGAGAGTTCGTGTCTCCGTATCCAATATATGAAAGTATTTTTTATCATGCGCATCGCTCCAGAAGAACTCCATTTGTGAACCAAGATATGTAATATTATCTTGTTGGGATTTGACGTGAAAGTGTCCAGAAAGGACCATTTCGAATCGTTTGAATAGTGCCGGACTCATACCATGTTTATTCTCTAAGCCGCGCATCATCTCAAAGCCAGTAAGCTCTAGGTGTCCGCCTAGTATATCAGCCTTACAATTAGCTACAAACTCTAGCGACTCTTTTTCATTCTCTGCACATATCCACGGCAGCAACGCCATTTGCAACCCATCGTAATCCATAACAGTTGGTTTATGTACGATATGGACCTCATTCATATAATGACCGAGTAATTCTTTTAAGCTGTTTAGGTCATTGGTATTCTTGTAGTAAGTGTCATGGTTACCACAAATAATATCCATTGTAATGCCTAGGTCTCTGAGCGGTTTAAGAAATGCATTACGATTCCTGTTAAGAGCCCGGAAGTTAATAAATTTCCTGTTATCATAGTAATCACCAAGGTGAACGATATGGCGAATATTATGTTCCACCATATAATTAAAAAATACATCAGAATAAAATTTCTCTGCATTATCGAGAAATATGTCAGAGCTATTGCGAACGCCACAATGAGTGTCATTTAGTATTGCCAGTTTCATTAATCATCTTCCATAAACCTAGATAAATCGGAATCTACTTTAAATATCCGTTTTTTACGTTTTTCTTCCAAAGCATATGTTTTAAAGTCTTGGTCTTTCTCTTTTACCTTATCGATTCTATTTTTTAATTGGTCGATAAAGCTGTTTAGAATATCATTAGCCACATCCTCTTGACCATGTAGAGCATATTCGTTTAATCCGGATTGGGAAAGATATTTTAGTTTTATGTCCTGTTGTTTCTTTTCATTAGCAATCCTACGTAGGAAAGCGAACCAAGAGATTTGGGTAAAGTAAGCAAAGGCATTCGGATTACCAGTACGTGTTGCCACTGCTGGATCATAATTTTCAATGGCCTTTAAACAATTTTCTACAGCGTCCATTACCATTTCTTCACGATAGGTATAACCAATAAAGTTAGACTTATGGGATAACCCCTCTGCAATACGTAAGAAGCATCGGGCGATATAGTCTGGAACCTTAGGGGGTGGGTCATCCGTTGCCTGACACTCGCGCACATGGATACAGTAGTCCACGACCGCTTGAGAAAATTCTTTATTATTTACATAATGGGGATTTTTCTTTTTAGCTTTACTCATAATAAATTCCTGTTAATGTTCATACTATTCTATCATAGAAATAATTTGATGTAAACCACTTTTTTTAAAA